AACACGCACGTCTGAGAAGACGTTGATGCTGTCTTCCCCAAAGATGTAGAGGAAGTTATTCGCCGACAGTATCTGCACGATGTCGCTACGCAACGTCGCATCGGTCAACGTGATGTTGCCGGCAGATACGCTAGTGAAATCGTTGTAGGAATCAGCCGCCGAGTAATAGATGGTGCGGTCTTCCGCAATCCAAACTCGGCCAGAGAACGTTGCTATAGCAGTGCCGTTCTGCGTAAAGATGCTAGCCGTAGCAGCAGCATTGGAGCCGCCACCACCGCTGAAAGTTACTGAAGGTGCTGCGGTATATCCAGTACCAGGATTGGTGACAACAACTGCCACAACTGCATTAGAGAGTATTGTGGCTGTAGCGGTAGCCTGCACACCATTGGCGTCATTGGGCGCAGAAATAGCTACGTTCGGAGCTGTCGTGTATCCACTACCTCCCGCGGTGATGGTGACACTTGCCACCGATCCCACCGACACTAGGTTGGCGCCATCCCAAGTCTTGTAGCCACGGCTAGGGTCAATGAACAAAAGGCGTTCATTTTTCCATTGCGTGATTTGCACACCAACGTTGCTGAACGTATTCGCAGCAGCAATGTTGCCAGTGGTGTTGTCGTTGAGCTTGACGTACTTGGCCGAGCCGTCTTGCAGGACTGCCACCAAATAGGTATTTGAACCTACGACGCCTGACGACAGATAGCTGACTGTGTTGGCAAATGTGACGTTGGCAACGACGGTATGCGCTGGCGTTACCTTGAGGTTACCGAACCCGATCGGCATGGCGTTTTCTAGCCACGCAAACTCATTCTGGTCGATGGATGTACGGTTGGCTTTGGTGTTTAAGCCCCGAAAATCCTTGACGACCTGATATGACTTTCGCTGTTCAGCAACATTCGCCATTTCAGTAGATGTAAGAGTACGGAGACGGCAAACGCCGCGTGAACGTACTGGTCAAACAACTCTGCACCTGCTGTGTGTATTGCTGCTTGAAGATTTCCGCCTCACCGAACGATTGTTCTTTGTACTTGGCTTTGTAAGCCGCATACCAGGCAACAGGTTCTGTATAAGGCGCAGCAATGTCTTCCGGCGTGCTGTCAGACAGCAATGGCTCGGGCAACACGACAGTATCGATCTCAAGCTGGTACACCTGGTCGGGCACAGGACCGAGGTAGATTTTCTTCTGGCCGTAGATGCTGAATCCAATTGGCACGCCACGATAGTTCTGCCAATAGCGTAGCTGGGCGTTGAAATCAGTCCATGCCAGATACCGGAGCGGAACTCGAGAGTTGCCCCAGTAAACGTTGATGTTGAGGATGTCTAGCGTGCGATTGCCTTCTGGCAGATCAACGTATGCATAGACTTCTTGGTTTGCGACCGTGTTGATGGTCTGTACTTCGCGCAGACATCCGGTGTCTTGCACGACATGACTGCGAGCTTCGTTGATGTAGTCCGTTAGCTCGCTGTCGGAATAGAAGTTACCAGCCGCGTCATGCAGAAGCCTGCGGACTTCTGTGATGTAGTCTGACAGAGTTGCCATAGTGCATCCATTTTACGCAGCAGGAAGACGACCTTTGGCTCCCCTCCCACGCCGAGGCGGAGGAAGAGGAGCTACTGAGCCGACCACCGAGGGCACCGAGTGGTTCATTGTCGGTGGGTTATTGGAAAACACAAACTCAGACAAGCGCTTAAAACCATCTTCTCGCGTCACGCCAAGTCGCAGCCATCCTAAACGCACCAGATACGGCTCCTTTTTATCGTCGCCATATCCAAAAATATGTCGGGCCGTAGACTCAGGAACCTCGACAGGCACACCAGGACGGAACTCATAGTCCACGCCGAGATGACGATCCTTTAACGTCGAGGCCCCTTTGTTTGTGACCCAAACCATTACAGGGCTACCACGTCACCGTACACAGTAATGTCCACCGTGCCAGCAACGCCAGTGTTTACCTTGACGAACAGCGCCGGAGCCGTGAATACCTTAGTGACAGTATTCGCGGTCAGACCGAGGTTTTGGTAAGTGGCATTGCTGGTGATGTTAGCCAGCACCACGTTGTTACTGACAGCATTGGCAACCACACCGTCATTCGACGTAAGGATTGCAATGTTGCCCGTAGCAACGGAAGCGTTGGCATTCGCAACCGTGATTTGGCGAACGATGTACTTGGTGCCACCAAGAATCGGAATGATCGCCGCCGAGTTACCGGCAGTGGTCAGGTTCACAGTCTTGGCAGTACCGAGTGCGTAGTTACCGAACTTGTCGGGGTAGTTCGCACCTACATGATTCGCAATCATGGTCGCTCCTTAGGTGTTATAGGTGCCAGAAGCAGCGCCACCACCGTTGACGGTAACGAGAACCAGCGAAGCATTGTTGGTGGCGTCAGCGTTCTTGATACGAACGTTGGTGCCATCAGCAATTACCAGACCGCCAGTTGCAACAGCAACCATCGTGCTCCAGGTGTTCGCCACGGTTTGCACTTCAACCGAGATGTTGGCCGAAGCCGGCACATAGTAAGTACCGGCAGTCAGCACCGTCGTCGATGCGTTTGCAACAGCAACCGTGAGGTTCTGGAAGTACGCGCTGGCGGTGTTGCTAGTCGTGCTAGCAACGAGAATCTTGTTCAGACCGAGTGCCATTTTTGCGTCTCCTTACAGCGACAGCGAGTTGAGGTTGGAGACTCGAGTCATCGACTTCGGTTTGGTCGAAACCAGTTCCGCAATCGTCAACACGGCACCAACGTAACCGATCTGCCAGTTCGGGAGAGTGCTCTCAAAACCAGTGAACACGAACGAACCTTGCTCATGTACATACATGCTCAGGTAGTTGGTGTTCAGCAGATACAGAGTACCTTCTGGGCAGTACGGATCGGGATAAATCGGCACACCGGCAACCATCAGCGCACGGAACGCAGCTTGCGGACCATCGCTGTTGCTGTCGAAGCCCGAGCCAGGGGTAATGACGTACTGCTCTTGACCAACGTAGTCTTGAGCAAGCAGCGTCCAAGTACCCATACCGCACACACCAAACGACGGCATTTCGCCACCGTTCTTCACGGTGCCGCTGATGTATTGCAGGATGTTCTGGCGAGTCGGGTTCACCGAGCCGGCGTTATAAACCTTCGACTTCCACCAAGTGTAGGTCGAACGATCAATGTTGCCGTAGGTGTTGCCATTCGTCGTGTCATCTACGGCGAGCGGCAAACCAGTGAATTGCTGCGTGTTGCTGGTGTTGTTGTAGAGAGCAGTAGCCATCGCATCCAGCATCACGTTGGTCGCATCATTCATGCGAGCTTCGATCAGCGGAACGATTGCGTAGTCCTGCTGGACAACACCTTCCATGCCGAGGAACGGCACCGGAGCAATCATCAGCTTTAGGTTGAACTCAGCGTTGTACGCGCCTTGTTGAACCGACGGTTGAGTGAACGAGCCACTGTAGTCGGACCATTGCGCGTTAACGAATTGCGAGCCTTGAACGGGCACAGTAACCGACGACACACCGCCAGATGCTTGTTGGCTATTTGCCAGCAGAGCAGCCATAAGCGGGGTGCTGTTGTACAGCTGCACCACCATCTTGGGAATGAAGGCACGACGGGTAACGTAGGTCAATTCATTGTATTGACCAGTCCCGCTTGCCGGAATGACACCGCCACCAATGGGCATATCAGCCTCCTAGTTCTCAACAAACGAGCAAACGTTACCGTTGCCCATCACATGCCCCCTTGCACTGCTCTTAAAGCCCAATCGGTCTCGGGTTCTTTCTGAGTTCCGACAGTGCTTGTTGTGCTGCATCACGCGCTGCCTGTTGCGGATTCTTGAAGAAATTCTTCATTTCCGTAACCTTACCAAGCGGGGACGGATTGTAGCCAACCGGCGTAGGTTCAGCCGCCTGACGCATCCAATTCCAGTACTCAGCAGCAGCTTCGTGGTTAGTAATGCCTTTTTCAAGCATCACCTTTTCTACCTCTTGCACTTGCGTTTCATCGCTGACAAGCCCCTTTTCCAAAAGCGTCTTACGACGCCGTTCAAGTTCGTTCAGCGCTTCCTTTTCCTGGAGCTTGGCCTCAAGCGACTGCACACGCATTTCTGCTTGTGCGAGAGCAACAGAGGTTTTCTCTTCGATTTCCAATTCGGGAATCGGCAGATCAGGACGCACCTCGCGGGTGAGGCGCAACATTTGCTTGCGAGTCTTCGGGTTGTCAGCCAACTGCTTAGCCAACAATGCCAGTTCGTCTCGCGCTTCCGGTGTCAGGTCTTCTAGCGACATGATTTATGCCCTCTCAAGTGTTTAGATGACCTTCTTGGTGTCGCCAGGCTTCGACAACATCATCTTGTTCTTCGGGCCAGTCTTGCCAGCGCCGTCAAGACCGCCGAAACGGGCATAACGAGGCGGGTTGTAGATTTGACCATTCTGCTGGTTATCCGCTTGCGGGTTCAGCGGTGCGGACATACCTTTCGGCTTGAAGAGTTCCACTTCAGTCTCCTTACATGGGTGCAGGTGGGGTTTCCATACCTGGAACCGGCGCAGAAGCGGCAATCCTCTGCTCCGGCGTCGCGCCTCCCGCTTGGGGCAGAGTTTGGATCATTTGGAGAATTTCGGCCGGCACCAACTCACGACTTTCGGCTTCGCGCTGACCAAACTTGCCGGCCATCTTGGAAAGCAGGTCAAGAATCATCTTGCCTTCTTCAGATTGCGACCCGAACATCGGGATAGTCTGACGCAGCAAGTCCATCGCCATCTGCACGTTGATACGCGCAGCAGCGGCATTACCCATCTTGGGTTCGTCCGTGCTCATCGGCGATGCCATCGGCGGAGCTTCTGTCGAATCGGCAGAATCCTCTCCCGCCTCCTCGGCATCTTCCATTTCGATTTCGACCTTGGGTTGCTTCTTCTTCAGAAGGTCCATGATCTCTGCATCTGCTCGCATATCAGCCATTTGGATAAGACTCCTGTCCGTATATGCCCAACCAATTAACCTGTCAATAGCATATAGCGGGTCGCCTATGAAGACAAACCCGCTATATGTCAGCGACGGGTCTTGCGACCACGCATCATCTTGCGAGCGTACATAGTCATCTCCTTGTCTGTCGCGCTTGGACTCCGCGAGTACCACGCACAATCGCAGAGCGGTTAAAACTCAGGTTACCAGGACGGTCCATCTGACGAACTTCGGATGGCGTAACACGCGGAGAGTCGTCTCTGGTCGTCGGTACTTTGTTCTCCATTACGGCATCTCCGGTTGAATCGGTTGCTGATCTGGCGGCGTCGGCTGCGCTTGAATCGCTTGCTGTACTTCTTGCATCGCCTTGGCCTCTTCTTCCATCTTCTTCAAATCTTCCTTGAGCAGTTGCTTCATCGGAGGATCAAGAAGGTCGATAAGCCTTTCCTTACTGATTGCGCCAGCATTGAACAAGTTCAACGCCATGTCTCGCGTATCTTCCATGAAGATAGGCGAATTACTGTGCGCGTCTACCTTAACAACAAAATTCTCTGGCAGCTGAGCCGCGATGAATCTGTTGTTGTTCATGTCGGTGTAATGCGTGTCGTCGTAGACCTGCATCATCTTCAGATACAG